AAGATAACACAGAAAGTCTTCTGGATTTTCCGTATTATTCATTTGCTTGAGAGTTGATGAAACCGCTTCGAGAAACGGAGTTTCGCCATCAAATTCTCTTGTGTAATTAAATCCAATTTGCAGTGTGATCGTCATTTTGATTACCTACTATTAGTCAAAAAAATGTTTCAATTTTTTTATATTGTAAAAATAGTAGATGTTAAATATAAGTAAGATTGATACGTCTGATACAGATAATTTTAGATTCATCTTTAATGAAGGTGATCCTTATAATACAATACAGTCTCTCATGGGGGCTTGTTCTAAATATGGAGATTCTTCACGTATAAGAAAAGACCCTCTCGCAAATCAGTACTGGACAAATGCTTATAGAATGCCTATGAAAAACAAAGGACATAATGAAATATTTGGCTCAGCATATGGAAGTTTTGTATCGTATGAACAAGATCCCACGCAACTTATTTTATTTAGTGATATTTTATCTAAAAATATGCCCCGTGTAGAAGAATTGGCTTCTAAATTACTTGCAAATCCAGATCGAGCTGAAATACAAAAAATTCAAGAGCACTATATGCTAAACCAGGAGTGTAAGTCAATAAAATTAGAAGAAGATATTCCTGTAAAATATACTTTAACTGAAGGTGAAAAATTTAAGGTATATTATGCACTTACAACAATTTATTTTAATGGCAGAACTCTAGACGATTATATCGACAAAGCAGTAGAAGTACAAGAGTTTATTTCAAATAATTGGAAAAAAGTGTTTACAGAACTTGATCCTGAAGATTCACATAATTATTTAGATGAGCTATCTACAAATAAATTTTTTATAAACTGTAATAATAAATCACTCCAATCTGGAAAATATGGTAAACTTACAGTTGTATCTTTTGAAACTACTAAACTTTATAGTTTATTTGATGGGGGATTTTTTAGTGAAACTGATCATCTAAAACCAAATAACTCAAGTCCAAACGCTGTTAGTCAGGGTATGGAAGTACCTTTTATGGATACAGGTATAAGTTTACGAGGACTTGTTTCTCTTTTACAATATAATAAATCAACTTTTCTAACTACTATGGGTCATGAGATGGGACATGATATATCAAAATCTGGATTTGGTACAATTAGAGAAATCGGAGAATTATGGTTTGGTAATGCTGCAACGTCACGTATTATACATGCTTTAAATATAGATGAATTTAAAAAGGCATATCATATAACACGTAATAAATATACAGCTAAAAATATATCTGGTAAAATAAAAGCAATAAATCCTAATACTCATAAATGGGCTTGGTCGCAGCAAGTCTTTGCTGAATCGGCTGCCGATTTAATGGGTGTAATGCTTTTAAAAATTTATGTAGATGAGATATCTGATCCACATGAAAAAATAGATGCTATTATTTATTCTATGCTTTGGTCCTGTAATTATAACGGAGTTATTGCCGTTCATCCTCCCTCCTCAATCACTATGAATATGCCACTGATCATCAAAGACTTACACAATGCTCTGCTTGCCGACTTAGAATATACAAAAATAATGTTGGGTAAATGGGGTCCAGCAGGGTTTACACAAAAGGCTGGTAAACGAACAAGAAGAAACAGAAATAAGAAGAGAAAATCTACGCGGCGCCGCCGCATGTAAAGAATCTCTCCGTAGTAAAAAGCAATAAAGATGAGCCGACCTCGCGGCGATATTACAACACTCTTGGACCTCACCGATCGTGATGACCAAGATTCCTTTTTTTCTCCTGTAGATCCTGCGGTGTCCTGGTTTACACGCAGCGCCAAGAAGCGCTATACGCCCTTTGTACCTTGTATACAAGAATTTCCCTATCGTGGTCCCGCTTCCTTCGGTCAGCGCATCTCCTTTGACCTGAAAACACAGACATCAGGTGACCTTGTACATGCTGCATTTCTTCAGATAAAGTTGGCGCATTGGCTGAATTTAACGACGCAATTACAACTCAGCTCTGGACTGTACGAATATGTTGACCCGACGACGGCATGGTTCTACACAAACTCTTTAGGAACGGCTCTTATTCAAAAAGCCGAGCTGGAGATCGACGGTGATACTATTGAAGAGATTGATGGCGACTTCATAAATGTCGTTTCTCGTCTATTTCCGGATCTGAATACGCAAATCGGCATGGCTACAGATGGGCTCGGCGCCACATCGATCGATTCGCTCAAAGCATGGTCGCCTACACGAGTCTTTCCAACAGAGGATGGTTATATCCACTGTCCACTTGTCTTCTATTTCATGCGCACGCGACTCAAGGAATACTTGCCTCTTTTGGCATGTAGAGATGGTTCTGTGCGCATACATATCACGTTCAAGCCATTAGCTGAAGTTTTGAGACAAGCTAGGGGGTACCGCGATTCCTGTACATCTGTGCCTGTCGGGCAAACTGTGTCAGTCTATGACCGGTCATATCCCTTCGACCAAACTGTAGATATTGTTGCAGGACCCTCTGAACCCATGTTTGAAAGTGTCCGGCTGGTTACCTACGGCGCCATTCTAGATGGGCAAGTTCGTGAAGCCATGTACAGACAATCCTTCGAGATCATGCACCGCGAAGTTCAGACATTCTCTTTCAGTGAACCGCTCAAATACGCAGTTGTTAAAACAGGTTCTGATTCCACAATTCGTGTACAGCTACCCCTCGAAGCCAATCATCCCATCGAAGAGATCATTTGGTTCGTTCGGCGCAAGGAAGTGTCACAGAATAACGAATGGACGAATTACTCGGCTGTCTTGGAGCGCGAATACGATCCTGTGTACAATGCGTTGTCCGGATTAATGACCTACGCTAAAATCCAGGCTGACGGGATTGACGTAATTGGCGCCGAGGAACAGTATTTTAGACAACAAATTGCGGGTAGCCATCGGGGCGGATACACTGCGTTTAATTCATTTATCTACGGCTACTCTTTCGCGCGCCGCCCCGCCGAACTTCACCAACCTTCGGGTTCCATAAATGCCAGCCGTCTCCAAAGCCTGCGGCTCATTCTGGATATTCAGCCACCCGGAGGATCTTACGGAGGCGAATGGGAAGTCAAAGTCTTTTGCCTTGGTTTAAATTGGCTCCGTTTCCAGAACGGTATAGCAAATCGTATGTTCGAGGACTAAAGGTACAAACAATAGAATAGTATGGTGGCAGCTCTTTTAAAAATCGTTCATACGGGCATCCAAGATGAACGACTTTTACCTTTGCGGGGACAACCCGCTCTTTCTTTCTTCAAAAAAGCCTTTGTAAAAGCCGGGCGTTTTACAACTTCATGGGTTCGCCTGGATTTTGATACACGTCCTACGTTTGGATCTTCGGCGACACTTAGTTTACCAAGGCAAGGGCAACTCTTGTCGCGACTTTACCTGGTGACTACCATGCCGGATATTGCGACTGTGCAAGCTACGGCGGCTTTGACACCGGGATTCCTCGGTCCTAGATTCGGCTGGACAAACAGTCTCGGTCACGCCTTATTGGCTGAAGCTACAGTTGAGATTGGAGGTTCTACTGTCGAAACATTGAACGGACGTCTCTTAGAAGTTCTCGATGAATTTGGAACTCCGTTCGAGAAAGTTACAGCTGTAAATACTCTGTTGTGCCGGAAAGATAATGGATTCGGCGTTTCGAGTTTTGGTTCGGTTGTAGGTACACCGACACAGGTGGTAACACCTCTTCCTTTTTGGTTTGCAAACGGTGATCCGGGCAGTGTTTTACCTATTGATGCGATCAGCGCGGACCTTATTCGCTTGAAGGTCACGTTTGCTCCTTTGGCGTCGCTCTATGTGTCATCAGCACAACAAGCATTTGATCCTGCTGTCTCAGTGGCAGGATCAGCCTATTATCCATTATCCGGCAGCACCTTCTACAAGACAGATCCTGCTGGTGAACTCGTCTACGGGCTTAATGGAAATCCTGCTAATTCTGTTGTTGCTTCTGTAATACCTAATCTTCTTATGCCGACTACTTTCGCAATGGGTGACACATATGTGATGGCGGAATATATATATTTGGATAAAGTTGAGGCTAATCGGTTTCGTATATCTGATTTCCAGTACCCTGTTATCCAGCATTACTCCTTTGACCCCTTTGACACTCGAGGTCAAGCTAATATGACGGCTCTTCTGCGTGTACCAAATCCTACACGCGACCTATACATCTACGCACAGAGACTTGAGGCGGTTGCTTATAACGCGCCATTCTTAGCAACGCGCGACTTGAGTGGCGCGGACGCCCTGGTCGCTCCATGGTGGTCTGACGCGAGAGGATTATCTGCCATTAAGCCTGGTGATTACGCACCAGCATTCTCTACACGCGACTCTGAGCCATTACAATCGCTGCGACTTGTATATGAAGGAAAACTGACACGATATGATACTGCAGCTCCTTCATTTTTTAGAAGTATTCTACCATCGCTGATGCAGAGAAAGTCGCCGTGGCTTCATCGATATTATTACAATTTATCGTTTGGAGTCCAGAATGGTCTGTTTCCACCATCTCTACCGAGCGGTCAGGCAAATCTAGATAAGATTCAGCGACTTGAATTAAAACTTGGATTCAAACCGTTGCGTGGATCGATTAATCCTAATGCTGTGCCTCGATACAATGTCTATGTTTTCGCACAGACATACAATATTTTCAGAGTGTACGGCGGACGCGCTGGATTATTGTTCGGGTATTAAATTCTCTTGATAAAATAGAAATATGTCAGAAAATTCTAATCATCTTGGTATTAACCTTGGAAATTTAAAAGCATACACAATGGTTTTACCAACTTTACGTATGATGGGATTTACATTGCCGACGCCTGAAGAAATTTATTTGTATACAGATGATAATGTTCTTCAGACA